GCTCTGTTCCTTTACCTTCTGGTTTCAGACAATTTGCTTCATAATCAAAAGCAGAAGTTCCTCCCCTCCTTATCATCTCCCTGATAACCTTTGCAGCTTGAGATGGTCTGACAATTACCTCAATTTGCTTTTTGTAATCAGGAATTTCTGTCCAGGGTTTACTTTTTGATTTTCTAATTGCAAGTTTCAAATGCTTTCTGAAAATTCCATCCACAATCTTATCTCCCCTTCGGCTTATATACGATGGGTGAAAAGTTGGGATTACCCAAGCATTTGGATTAGTACAAGGTATGCAAAATCCTGCCCATCGGCTAATCGTTCCTATATCTTCCTTCCATATTTCTGATAATAGAGATTTACAAGCAACAGCACCCAACAACAGAATAACATTAGGCTGATACTTTTTAATGGTTTTCATCAGGTTAGGACGGCAGGCTTCTATCATATAATCTTCTGGAGTTTTATTCTCCAATGGACGACAATTATGACTTATTATACCTAAACTGATATAACTATTATCCTTTTCAACTTCCAAACAATAAAGATACATTTGTTTTTTTTGTTTTCGGACTAAAATAGACTTTATTGGAGTATATAAAAAGTAATATTTGTGTTGTTCATTCTTCAATACTCTTTGAATTTCTTTGACGGGATTATTTGTTCGTAGAAAGATTAATTTAGCACCCATATTAGATGCTAATAATTCTCTATGTTTGTAATAAGTCTTTTTATATTTTTTAAGTAAATGAAATTTCTTTATATTTTCAACCTCAATTAAAAGTTTATATTTTGGAAGAAAAAAGTCAAAGTTCTCCGTTCCAATAGCATATTGAGAGAAAAATTCAATACTTTGTGCAGTTAGGTATTTCGCAATATTTTTTTCACCTTTTCCTATCATAAATGTATACTTACTGATTTTATTTTTGCTTTGTCTAATAATTGCATTTTTTGAGTATCCTAAACGTTTGTTTTTTTCTGTCCTATTTGCTGCTGGATTCCATTTACCCTGCCTTACTAATTTTTTCACTTTAATATTAGCTTTTTTGGTAATCTGAAATTTATTTCTAATCCCAATCTCATATTGAGTTTTTAATGATTTGGATATTGCTGGTCCACTTTTTTTAGCAGCAGATATATTATGACATATTTGAGAACATGTATTTTCTGACAAATCAAATCTACCTGGATTCTTATGATATATTCGACCACATATAATACATTTCTCGCCTAATACTTGGATTTTATCTGTAATACGTAAATCACAGGCTTTTGTCCATCCTTTCAAAGTCCTAAATAAATGGTTTGCTGTTACTGTTAATTTGGAGTTATTGATTTTAATATCGATAAGAAGTTCTTTGTTCTTACGAATATGTAATGGAAGGTCCTGGCTTCGAGATAGAACTTTACAAAATCGTCCCTTATGAGTTAGAACAAAATCTCCAGCTTGTATATTATGTATTTGTTTATACCCCTTACTGGTATAAATTAGAACTTTAGGACTTACAAAACAAATAATGGCATTGGTCTTAATACAATCTAAATCCAAATCGATATTCAATGGTTTCAAATGTTCTCTTCTAAAATATTTCCCAACCTTGCCTACTAATTGTATATTTTCTCTATCCTCTTGTTCACCGGGAGCCTCCACAACTATCAATATCTTTTTTCGTCCCTCGCCAGTGGCAGGCATCTTTGGCGATTTGCAATGTTTATACAAGCCACACAATCCACAGTGAGCTATTTGCCCTGTCTTCTGCTTGCTTTGTATTCTCGAAGATGTGAAAAATCCCTTAGTCATTTAGTTTTAATACTTTTTATCCATTCTTCAAATTGCATCGCATTTCTGTCGCCTGATTAAGACAACCAATAAGATATTTCTGATATTCAGATTCCAATATTCGCCTTGCTTTTCGTGCTCCTCTTTTACCCAGTATTTGCTCTAATGTTTTTTTCATTTCTTTTTTACCAATCCAAATGATGCTTTTTTTGTTTTTATTTTCTTCCTCGACTTTTCAAACAAATTTGGTCTTACACCTCTCAATCTCTTCCTTGTAATCTCACAATATTTTTCAGAAATATCTATACCGATGTATCTACGGCCTAACATTTTGGCAGCTACACAGGTTGTGCCTGAACCACAGAAGGGGTCAAGGATAATATCATTAGGATTAGAAAATCTCCTTATACACCAACGAATAATATTAAGGGGTTTTGGACAAGGATGATTTTTGTCCTTGCAACTTCTCAAAAATCCTACCTCCGCTCCACCTGAATAATGAATACTATCAGATTTTAATATACCATTTATAGAACCGAATCCTTTTACGTCTTCACCGTAGAATAATATTGGTGTCCATTGACATATGCCACATCTTCCATAACCTGCGGTAGTATCCCAAGAATATGATAAAATCCAATCAGCTGGTGGATATATCCAAAGGTTTTTAATATAAGAAAACATTATCGCTCTTAACGAAATGTCTTTAATGCGTGGAACACTTTTGTCTAATAGCAATTTAAGATTCTCAAGAGTATCCTTATATAAATCATATTTCCAATCCAAACCATACGGTGGGTCAGTCAGTACCAAATCCACACAATTATCCGGCCAATCTTTCATAACCTTCAGACAATCGCCACAGATGATTTTGTTAATTGGTAAATCCATTTACCTTTCTATCCTTATATTTCTCTCTATAACAGTTTATTGTATTTTCACTATTGCAAGACCAGCACCGAGCATGTCTCTTGTTGCTGACAAACCAACAGCAGCAATCGTAGCAATAATGATGATAGAAAGTCATTCTCACTTTCTTCAATCTTTCCCATATATATATTTTTAATTCTCTTTTGGAAAATCCGTACCCAAACTTCTCTATCATTATTCACTTCCGTGTTACAAGAGCGACATAAACTAATCAAATTTTTGGGATTATTTTTCATTTTATCATAATCAATATGATGAATGGAAAGCCTCTCATTATTATTTCGTTCTTGTTTCTTACCACAGAGTTGACAAATATAATTATCACGTTTGCGAATACTTCCTCTTATTCGCTTATACTCAAGTGGATATGATTCAAAAGAAATTCCGCCACGCCAATTCGAATGATTTTCAAGATATTTCTTCACAGATTTACTTATTTTCTTTTTGGTTTCCTCCGATTTTGGTATCCCATACATATGACTCCGTTCACCTTTATGAGATTCACTTATCTTTCTATTATGCTCCTCAGAGTGAACTAAATTAGGATTCATCTCTTTCGTTATACCTCGTAGTGCTTTACCCAACTTTCTTTTATGCTCTTCCGTTTTTTGGTAAACGCCTGTAAGCATTATTCTATTACTCCCAGAACGGTTATATAGACAAATTTCTCACCCGTGACTTTCAGACGGCTGGATGATACCTCACACTTATTATACTGCCTTACCAATTCCATCAGTAACTTTGCTGGTATAGTAAATTGCAATGGTTCGCCACTGTATTTTGATTTCTTGATTTCAGTGAACCAGCCCGATGCTCCCTTGCCAGTGATTTTGAATTTAGTTGGTTTGAGGTCAACAATGATATTACTACCCTCAACATTCTCGGATGAAAATATTTCAGCCTTCTCGACAGCTTCCTTCAGACCTTTTGGCAGCACTAATGGTTTCCCTTCACTTCCCTTCAAAATCTTTGTTATGTCTTCAGTAGGATAATCCTCCACAAAATGACGGCAACTGAGAGTCAATCCAGTAGAATTCCCAAAATGAATCCAATGTTTTGTCTCGCTGAATTTTGTCATATCCAGCGACACAATATGCTTCAATGACTCCTTTCTTATTAATACAGATTCGGATATATCAGTCTTTATTCTGAATCGGGTCACCTGATGATTATCACAAGCCTCCATCCACTTTGAGCAAATATGTATACAAGTCATAACAAATTGGGCTTCATTACTACCGGCACAAGGATGGACGATTGAAACAGCATCGGCAAAATTGGTAGGCAGGTCTTTCCATTTCTTTGGGGTTTCAACTGTTTCAATAGGAAGTAAAATGTCTTGTTCCATTCGGATACCCGACCGTCTATGTTTACCCTTAACAAGCAATTGAGTATGTTTACTACTGACATCTATTTCCAATTCCTCCTCTTGCAATTTGCGAAGGATGGAAATAAGGGGCATAGCTTGCACTGCCCCTTCAATGTTCAACATAGATTTTTGTGAACAGGCTATTTCATCATTGTACGTGCGAATCGCTTTGTCCTTGAAAATGAAACAGGATGATTGTTCTATGATTTCCCTGGTTGATAGACCTGGCAATACCGATTCCAATTGCTTTAGTAATTCTTCACGGTTGATTCTCATTTGTTTCTCCTTTTACTCTCAAAATAAAGTTGGTCTATTATCTACTTTTGGAAAATATTTTGGAGGATATGGCTCTGTAGAATAAAGAGGAATATGACAAGCCCAAGAATATATCCTTTTGAATTCCAAATTGTCTTGCACTTTTTTGTCTCTGTCCAACATTACAAATACCAATTGGTCTGCATCTCGTAAAATATTTATTCTTGTTAAAACAGTTTCTACACTATCAGTTATTCCTACATAAATATACCATCTTGTTTGCCATTTTTTCAATCCGTTCTTCTGCAATATTTCTAATGCTTTTAATACAGATTTTTTATAAGAAATATGGTCAAAAGCAAACCTAATTTTTGCAGTTGATGGTTTTCTTGAACCACCCCAGTCTGCCCAATATTGTAAAGTAAATATTTCTTTACAAATTTTATTCGTCAAAAGTCGGTGGTCAAATCCTGAGTTAAAGTCAACTCGAAGTTTTTCCTTTTTAATTTGTTTAGTTATTTTGAAAAATTGTTCAGGTAAACCAAGTATATTATTATCTAAAAGTGTGATAATTTTTGCTTTCCCATCCCATATATCATAAATATCACCAGTAATTTGACATTGGCCTTCCTTTTGTTGTACAATACACCAAGAGCAATCTCGCACACATCCCCTTGTAGTAAACCCAATATTTTTTCTTGGCTTAATTCTCTCTATTTTCAACGGTAATTTTTTTGTTATGTTATAGCCACTTCCACCAATCTCCGCGATACCCTCCCATTTTCTACAAAAATGCTTATTATAATCAAATATACAAGAAACATAAATTTTATCATAATCATTTACAAACAATGGTAGAACTGATTTATCTTTTATTTGAATAACTTTATCACCTCTTTTTTTGTAATAAAATTGGAGTTTTTGTAAAGCTATATTTGGAATTACACTATCAACGTCAACCAATAAAATTCTCATTATTATAATTCTGAAAGCTAACAAAGGATTAAGAAATTCTTAATCCTTTGTTAGCAAATATAGTCATTTCACAATGATATAGTATCCTTTATTGTCTTGCCCAATGTCAGTAATGCCTCTTGAATCTGCCAAACATTTCGGATAACGTGGGATACAACGTTCCATACTTTCTGAATTCTTATCAGGAAATCTTTTCTTCAGCAAAGATAAAATTTTCTTTGCTGAAATTGGTTGATGTATTTGTATAAATTCATACATTGACATCATAAGACCTGGTTTCTTTTCCTTCGTTGCGACTGCTTTCTTTGCTTTCTTCTTTGTGTCCTCTTTCTTAGCAGCTTCCTTCTCCTCTGTCTTTGTCTTACTCTTGTCTTTGGCTTTCTTCTCTGCTTTCCTTACAACTTCACGTTTTCTGGCAGCCTCGACATCCTTTTCCCGCCCCTTAGCAGCCTCAGCATCCTCAATGTCAACCACTGTAATCTTTTGTTCACGTTCCAATGCTCTCAAAATCACATCCACTTTCCTTTGCATTTTGGAAGTGAAATTAGCACCTTCAACAAGGTTGGGCAGATTTCTGATTTTCTTCTGCAACCGGATTACGTCCCACGTGCCAGCCGTTTTGAAACCCAACGCTTCAAATATCCTTATAGCCCGTGTCTTTGTTACTTCTCCTGTAAACTTTTTACCTTTTTTCTTTTTCTTCTTACTCATCTTTTTTCCTTTCCAATGTTTCATTTGACCAATCTTTGATATTCTTCTTCAATTTCCCTTTTGAAGTTTTTCCAGCGGGTTTGTTCCGCTACAATAAGAATTTGTTTCAAATTCATTTCATTTGAAACCAAATCTTCAACGAATTCTTGTATTGTTCTAACATTTGATTTCATTATGTTTTCTCTCCAATCTTCCAAGCAATTTCGCTTTCTCCTTGACTTGACAGAATTTCAAGGTTTATTTAATATAATATCAAGTTGTTGTTCATCAGTTCGGCTATTCCTAATTGCTTGACTCTTTTCAGCATCCTCTCATTTTTGTTTCCGTTTTTCTGTGCGTTTCATTTATCATTCCCCATCAAATACGATTTGCACTCCCCTTCCTTCGATTCCTACAAATTGAGAAATATCAACAATTTTATATTTATAAGAATCTATATCAAATTCATCAATCTCTGGCCCTAAATCTTCATCAAAATCTACTTTGCCTATTTTGATTTTTTCGTTTACAGCCTTAGTTATACAAGTGCATTCATCATCATTCTGATTATACTTTGTTAGCATTTCAATCACTTTCTTAACTGTGAACTTCTTCATTTTATTTTTCCATCCTTTCCCGCTTTGTGATGTTTCCCTTCATAATGATTATTACCTCTTACTCTGAAACCACACTCGCTACAATACTTTTTACTTTTTCTCGGTTTCATAATTTACCATCCTTTCAATTACTAATAGAATCAATAAGAGATAAAGCTTGAGAGAGATTATCACGTTGCACGGCATCCAATCTTTCTATAATCATCTCTGCCTCACCCAAAGCACGAGAACATCCTTTCTCAAGTGGCCTAATTTGATACTCACAAATAGTTCTCATTGTTTTGAGCCCATCTATCTGCTTCTGTGTTATATTTACATTTTTACCTTTTTTCATTTTACCATCCTTTCAATTATCAAAGTTTCATTCTTTATTCTTATTATTGTAATAAGTCGGTGTAACTTTCAATAAAAATTTCATATATTTTGAAAATTGATAAGTTTTTCTTTTAATCGTTCTCTATTTTCCCTCCGTAATTCACATTCCCAAACAATAAGTGTTCTAAAACCATATTTTGCAAAATGTCTTACTCTGCAATTTTCATGTTTCTTTATAGAAACACCCGTAACTTTTTTACTATGCCAGTAATTACCAAACATTTCTATAACTTTCTTTTGACCGTTGATATTTATAAAGTCTGGATTTTTACATCCTATCCAAAATGTTCCATCCCCTACATACTTATATTCATTTGGAAATAAATGATTCAATCTATTTCTTAATCTTCTCTCTGGTTTAGTTGGTCTTAAATCATATCCAGCAAAAATAGCTTTGAGTTGTTTCTCTCTGTATTCGGGATTTTGCCAAAGTTTTCTTCTGGATTTACCTATCTTTCTTTTTGCTTTCTCAGAGTGATGTTTTCCTGTCATACCTTTGTGATTTTCACGCCTTTTCCTTGCACCCTCCACTCCATAAAGTTCTTCCCAAGTCCCTTTATTCTTCCCCTCCATAGATTTGCCTATTTTCTTTTTAGTTTCCTCAGAGTGAGGTTTATGTTTTCTATTTTTATTAGCACAATCAATTGAACAATATTTTTTAGTAGAAGTCATTTTGACTTTGAATTCGTTATCACATTCTGGTCTTTCACAAATCCTAACTTCTCTTAATGTTCTATTTTTACCTGTATGAGCAATACTCATTCTTTCTAATGTTTCTTTTGAAAGATTTTCCCGTTTATGAGATTCACTCATTTTTGCTATTGTTTTTTCTGTCCTTATATAAACTCCCGTTGGCATTCCATATCCTTTTTCTAATAAAAGTACCCAAAGCTTGAACAGCATAAACCACAGGGGAAATGCACTTTGGGTACTTTTAATAATACATTGTTATAACTGTGATTTATACTGTTCATAATCATAATTATAACCTCTTATTATATACTGTCAAGTATTTTTTCACTTTTTGTGAAAATAATTCAATATTTTCTGAATTTACGTGAATCTAAGGGTTTGAAAACATAAATGATGGCCTCAAGTCCACTGAGATGTTTTCTTATCAATGATTTTACTTCATTCCAATCTAAGCCTCCATGTCCACAACCTAATGCAGGTAAAGTAACTTTCACGGCTCCACGGCCTTTTAGATATTTTGCAAGCCATTTTAACCCCGATTCAATGTATTCGTACTTTGATGGATTACGCCAATGGTCTTTAGTTGGAAAATTTATTATGGTGAGATTTTCATAAAGATACAAATAAGGTTTGCCGGGTCGTATAGTTTTATTTTTACATTCCTTTTTATAATCCTCAAACATTTTGGGATATCGTTCCTTGAAAGCTAATGCGACACCAACCCCCATCACACCTATGCAGTTCACTGTGTTTATACGTATGTCGGCAAAAATATCAAACATATCACCACTGATAAATTTAATCATTATTATTCTCCTAAAATTAAAAACAGCTTTTCACCGCAGGATTTGCCACTGCTAAACATCCGTAAACATAAACGCAGTCGATGGCAAAGAATTCGTCATCCCGTAACGATACCCAATTCAATCTCATTAATCCTTTCTTTTTTTCATCCGCTGTTTGATTTATCCCTATCATCCCGGTAACAGAATCAATCTTGCGTCTATCATCTGTAAAGTTATCCATCTTCATTGTCTCTCTATTGTAGGATGCAGTATCAGATTGGGTGGCCGTTAGCAATAGGCAATGTTGCCTTTGGGATAATGCTCGTAATTGCTTCCATGTCTTGTCTATTGTATCACGGCCTTCCAATCCTGGATATTCCATATTTAGAATATCAGCATAGTCAATCACTATTATATCTGGAATCCATTCTTCTTCCCTCTCCCAATCCTGTAGAATACTTTGGATTCCGTTAACACTGAGAGTTGAATTAAAATGACAGGAGAGTTTGAAGTATGATTCTTTACTCATTATTTTTTTTTGCATCACTCTCCTACAAGCCTTTCTTGCTCTTCTCCAACTCAATTTATTTTCAAATTCTTTCTCTTTCCAGTCTCGATATAGTTTTCTTATTCCCTTTTTGTTCCTCTTTCTTACAAGTTCTGTCGGATATTCTATTGTGCAAGGCCTGCGGGGATGTTTGGTAACACGAGTCATCAATCGTCTCATTGTTTGGTTTTGCCCCATATCGCCAATCTCGAACATCGCTACCTTTTTCCGTTGTACCATTCCTTGATAAGCCATTTCTTGCAACCAAAATGATTTACCCACTCCCTTTTTTCCCATAAAGGCAACGAAGCCTTCATGTTCCAATGAACCTCTGAAAAATTGTCCGAGTGCCCCTGGGAATTTAATTAGTGATTCTTTTTTATCTGCGAATGCCTCCCTAATAGCCTCCTCATTTTGTAGTATATCAATTCCCTCACCCACTCCCATCTCAACCTTGCTATATCCAATTAGGCGATTGTGAGCATCACCTGCTTTGCCTTCACTAATATCAGATTCAACTGATTCAATTAACCTTTCAATCCTTACTTGATTAAAATAATAACCCGCAATATCAATTATATAATCACTATTGCTCTCCTCTCCCAGTTCTTCATATTCCTCACTCAGTGAATCCAAAAACCTGCTTACCAAACTTATTGTACTCTTGTCTTCAGTTTTAGCAGACCAGTTTTCAAATAGACTTTCAATATGCTTCATTGGTGCCTTATCATATCTTTTGTAATAATTCAAACACCATTTAGCGATTATATTTGCCCATTTGGATTTGAACATTCGGTATCGCCATTTGGAAGCAATTCGGCCAAGCACAATTGGGTCAACAATCATCCCAATAAGTATTCGCCTTTCCTGGTCACTGTTTTTCTTGTCAATCCTCATATCAATCCAAATGATTCTCTTTCCTTCTTTTTCTTCATTTTTTTCTTTGGCTTATCTTCAAATAAATTTGGCGTGACATTTTTCAATCTTGCTCTTGCAATTTCACAATATCCCTTATCTTTCTCAATCCCAATATAATTGATTCCAAACTCCTTACAGGCTACACAGGTTGTTCCTGAACCTACAAACGGGTCTAAAATAATTTGGCCTTTGTTTGGCATTTTCAAAAGCATACAAAGATATTGCATAAGTTGGAGTGGTTTTACTGTGGGATGAAAATTGCCTTTTATTTTATTACGTTGTCGAATAGGAGATTCACATTTACAAGCTGATTTTCTATTAGGATTTTGAAAAATATATCCACCACAATTACCACATTTATCAAATCTATTATGTCCTACTTCTTTTTCCATCTTTCCACACCCTGCGTTCCTTTCACCTCTGCTGGCTTTGGCTACGTAGAAAAAACGGGAGGCACCACCGGAACTTGATGGATTAAAAACCTCTCGTTGATATTGTTTACTATAAGTGTTAAAATTACCACCTTTTGCTACTGACTGCATTTTTCCAGAAGATAATTCACCACTCTGTTTATCCAACATCTTTGCAGAGCAATTGGGATTATAAATTCCTCTCCCTGTTGGTTCAAAATATTTTAACCATTTTTTAGGTATGTCGCAAGCAAGGATTTCAAGTCTTCGTTCTCTTTGTGAAGTCTCATTAGTTTTTTTATTAGTTTGTGATGTTTTTGAGTGTGATTTATATTGTTTGTTATTTCCAAATTTATTATTCTGTTGTCGTCTTTGATTCCGTTTTTGTGATGAACGATTTCGTTTCTCTTTAATGGTCTTCCTAATTTTATTGCCATTTTTAGACGATGTTCTATTATTACACTCCTTTTGGTCATCTTCCGAGCCATTGCCAATTCTGTCGGATTTAACTCTTGGAGATTGATGTAACGATATCCCTTCCACACATATATGCCTTTGTAAATCGGATTGTCTTTGCCGTATTTTGCTCTTTTCCTCTGTGTTCTGCTCATTTTTCTTATTGATTTTGGAAGATGCTTTTTTCCGAACCTTGGATGAGTCTTGCCTCTTATGTTTTTGCTTAGCCATCCCCAATAACATTTCTTGCTGCAAAATCTGGTTCGATTTATTCTGCTTGGGTATGTCTGATACTCTTTTTGGCACATTTGGCAATTTGTAATCATAATAATACTCCTTAATTGCCTGTATTATACCAATCTCTGCTTTGTTAGTCAAATATAAAATAGGAATAAATTCCTCATCCAATATCACATTGGCAGGCCAGCGACCTTGAGCTGTATCATCTCTAAAACCCATTCCTTTTTGATAAGTTTTATTTGTCTTAGCCATAAAACCTCGTAATGGACTATTTAAACCTCCACCACCAAATCGCTCCCCTTGTTTCGATTCTATCCGTCCCCCATCTATGTTCAACCCTGCGACACCCCATTTCTCAGCATTCTTTGCAAAATTACCGTCAACAGGTTTCATACAAACCAAGATTGGTTCCCAAGAAGGCTTTAATCCCGTACCATATCCATCCCAGAGTTTGGCAAGTTTGGTCTGTGGTTTACCAATCGTTTTTGTTTGTACACCCTCTCCATAACATCCAGAAGGACTTGGCCCACTTTTTCTTGAATTCGGAGAAATAATACTTTTCCTAAATTTCTTCCAAACTCTCTCAAATTCTTTTTTCGTAGGTTTTCTACCAAGTTTTCTTATTAACCGTTTTCGACATTCTTGTTTGTCGAATTCCTTGCCTATATCTTTACTTTTGGGAAAGCCTGAATTGCCTGTAATAAATATCTTTCCGTTTCGGCGGGCTACAAAAGCTCCCGTAGAAACTCGGACGCACCAAACTTTTCCATTATATTCTATTGGGGTTATCGAAGCTTTTGTCCTTCGTATATTTTGTGAGCTTTGTTGGTTGGGAAAAGCATTAAGTTGTTTAGATTGTTGTTGGTTGGATTGTGGTCTATATGATGAACTGTTTCTCTTCTTACTAAACACCATTTTAGATGTCTGGCCATTATCAATCGATGTTCTATTATGTACCCATCTTTGCGAGCCATTGACAAATACTTTTTTGGGCATCGAATATATTTTATAGCAAATTTTCCATAGTTTCCCTTCTTCCTGAAATATGTTACACCACCTTTCCATGCTGGATCGCCTGCTCCCATTCTTTTCAAACGATAATCTTCCTTGGTTTTTTCTGACCAACCATCTCTGCCTTTGCAACCATATTTTGCCCATTCTTTTCCACGAAGAACACCATTGCATTGTTTTGAACAGCAAGGATTTATTACTCGTTTTATGTGTTTTGTATTTCTGTAAAACTTTTTTCCACAAACAAAACAAATTACTTTCGATTTTCCTTTGTGTCGTTTTGCGGGTCTGCTGCGGTCTATTCGTCTCAGATTTGTTATTTGGCATTCTTTTGAGCAAATCTTGTTTCTTGATGCTTGTACGTGATTGCTTGTTATAAATGGTTTCAGGCAAATCTTGCAAACTTTCCAAAAAGGGTATATTCTTTTTGCATTTCCATGTTTCTGGCCTTTGAAATACCCAATCTCCGTTTTGTTCAACAATACAGCAATGTCCTTGGGAGACAATTTGGTCTGTAAAATCTGATTTAATTCTATAAGCGGTATATTTGTTTTCATAACAGAAACTCTCTTTAGGCTTATCAAATATAAATTCATCTTTTTCTATATTATAACATAATACAATATCATTGTCAATGGTTTTATGGTAATGTTTCCACCCTTCTATAGTTAATATTTCAGTATCTTCACTTAGACATCCATACAACCACATTAAACAATCACGAATCTGCCAACCAGCATCCTCGATTGCACAAGTTAATCTATGAAAAGTACGAGTACCACCAAATACCAGCATAAATGCTCCGGGCTTGGCGATACGCAAACATTCTTTAGCCCATCGAGTAAACCATTGTTGGAATTCTGTATTTGCTTCTAACGAAAAATTATATTCACCTGCATACATTGAACGTCCTTGCCTTTTAGGATTCTTATGACCTCTGTTCTTAAACTGTTTGTTAATATAATCAGGTTTGAAGGTATCCCATTTTTTTGACATAAATCCTAATCCATATGGAGGGTCAGTTATGATTGAGTCAATACAACTATCAGGGAATCTCTTTATAATTCTTCTACAATTACCATAAATTATTTCATTTATTGGCAATTCTTCTATATTGATTCTTTTATTTTTGGACTTTTTACTCCCTTTTTTCATTTTTGGACTTTTTTATATAATATCTTTTCAAACTGCCTTTCTCTCTACTACCTACCTACTACGTAGGTAGTAGTTGTAGATAGAGAGAAGTCGGCTATGTCAGGATTTTGTATTTTTAACTTATTTGACTTGTTTTTTGATATGAGTGACTCCTTTCACCATAAAATACAAAACCACCTGCTACTTATGAACCAGTAAGTTCGTAACAGGTGGTTTAAGGATGGTACAATTTAATTTTATTGCAATTGCATTCACTGGTTCAAAATACAACATTTTTTATTATGACAGAATGGACGGGACGGCTATTTTTCTCGAAGGACAATTCAGCAGGGGTAATGCTGTACCGTCCCATCCATTTCGTGAAACCTATTTTCTAAATATTAGTTTGATTAGCCAATGTAGAATCTTAGATGACACAGTCAAGAATACTACCATTTTGCCTGGAGTGCCTTTTGTACTCCAACTAAGTTTCATTTTTTATGTCTCCTGAAAAATTAAAATCAAACTACTCTTATATTATTGTGGTAAGCTGCTGTAACTTACGAGAAATTTTATTTTAAGCTCATTTCAGGGTTAAGACAGTCCTCTAACGTGCGTTTTAAGCACCCTGTCGCTTGATTTAAGCTGCTTTCACAGCAAATACGTATAAATATACATATTTTCAATTTGCACCTGTTAGAATCGAAAATATGAAGTTCTAACGATTTAGCGATTCTTGTCTTTTCTTTTCAATTAAATCTTCCTGATGAGCGTGTTCAGCTTCAAGCCATCTTGCAATTTCTGCAACAGACATATCTGTCTCGAAATAATTTTTGACGAATGGAGCTAAAATTTTCCACCTATCTCGAATGTCAACTGGCGGAGGTTTGACGACTATCCTATTATCCGCAAACAAAGAGCATCCTCCTAAACCTACAATCAATATCAAACAAATTGTGTACCTAATTTTCCTCATCTTCTTTACCTACCTTTCTTTTGGTTAATAGTTTTTAATGATGAGATTGCTTCTTGGATTATTCTATCACATTCATCGCTAAAGACTTTTTCATCATCACTTGGCTCTTCCATCAAACGTTTCTGATATTCAATTTCAGCGAGTGCATCTCTGCTAATTGGATTTCCTGCTTGAAAAAGTATTTTAAGTCCTTTGTAGTATCTCTCTGCATCAGGAGTCATAGTTCGGTTATCTGTTGAATGACAACCACAACATAATATCAAACAGATTGTACAAATTATTTTTTTCATTTCACACCTTCCTTTCAAAAGGTGGGAGTGAAGCCGTTCTACATGCTGACTTATAAAGTCCACGGTTCTGACCATGAACACAACAGCGAGATGCGGATACATCCTGCGAGAAGAGATTTACAGCTTCTGGATAGAAGTGTAATGGTGTGAACAAGCCAGCGGATATAGAGATGTGATGCTTCACTCCCACAATATTATTTCTCCTTCTTTCTTTTGTCAATTCCCAGTTCAATGATTTTCCTGTATAGAGTGGACAAACCTATGTTCAAATATTTGGCCGTTTCAATTTTATTTGCCTTTAAATGTTCTCAACACTCTGGAAATATATTGCTTTTCATAACTCCTAAGTTCAGTGTGCAATCTCGATTTATTCACTCTAAAATCTCCTTTTTTAATTGTTTTATGTTTTCTGTTGTTTTTATCCTAATCCTTTTCTTGCTGTTTCCGTTACTAATTCCATTGCATAACATGTTTGATAATGGAGTAATAAATCAACCGTAATTTTATTTTTGCTTTTTGGAAATTTTGATACCCAATCATACATGCTTTCTGCATACTTGTTATTCCACCATGTTCCGTGAAATCTTTTAGCAGTTCCAGAAGGAATGTGAATTAGAATTATATCGGCTTCACAATCAGTTATGTTATTTCTTGGCCCTTTTCTGCTTATGATTCCATACTTTATCAGTTCTTTTGGATTTTGGACAAAATTTCTTTTCTCGTTTTCATTCATTCTAAAATTTTCTTTCTTAATTGTTTTGCATTTGTACATATATCTTTTTTTGTATTGATGAGCCTTCTGGACTTATAAAAAATGCTGTAAGTATTTGATTGGCACTGATTTCATTTAATTCAATAATAGGTTCTTCAGATTGTTTTATAAGTCTTAACATTCCTTCAGAATCCCAATTACAACTATGTAACATTTCACGTTCTTTAGGACTTAATTTGATTTTGATTTTTCGTTTCAAATCGAAATGTCCACTTTCTTCATAAGCTATGCTTTTTGATTTACATATTGGACAATAGTAAATGCGTTCACCAATATTCCAAATCTTTTCCATTTCATTATATTTGAAAGTATGTCCGTTTTCACAAATCATTTTTTTGTTTTTCATTCTAAAATCTCCTTTCTTATTTGTCTAATATTTTTCCCACTTTCTTCAGCAGCATCTTTTTCGTCCAGTATCACATTAAAAGTGTCACCGGGAAATACAGATAAATCATTGACTAATTTCCTTGCTTTTTTCTGTGCGGCGGATTCCGAGTCGAAACATATTGCTCTGATTGGATATTTTACTATACGTTCGATTTGTTTTTGTGAGTATCCTGTGCTGAAAGTGCAAACAGCACCTACTCCAATTCTCCAAACATCAAATACCCCTTCGGTTACGATTACTGCATGTCGTGCATAATCCTCACCATATAATAATTCGTGATGAGGTATTGATTCCTCTTTTTCACTTGCTGATATATATCTGGTTATATGTGGATTGTCGGATATTGTACGGGTTGTCCAGCTTACGATTTGTGAGTGATAAATGATTGGAATAAATATTCGCCAAGATAGGTGACTTGCTATTCCAATTCCTTGTATGCCCCAAAGTTTTTCGAGTTCCCTCCAGTTGAATCCTCGTGAATGGAGATATTTTATGTGGGCAGAGTGGAGGTTTTTAATTCCTTTGGGAAGGATTAGTTTTCCTTTTGGTTTCTCTTTTTTGATATAGCCAGTATCCAGCCTTTCCAGTATTTTCTTAATCTGGTAATATGGTTTTCCTGTAATTTCTATTAGAGTAGTGATTAAATTATGCCCGCCACATTTCCAGCAATTGCAGAAATTATTTTCTATTGAGTATCCCAGATGCCATTTATGAGAATCTTTTCCACAAAATGGACAGTCAATTTGTATCCAGCCTGGGCGACAATGATGGTGTCCTTCTGGTGCTATGGGAATATTATATTCGGATAGTATGTCTTTGAATTTCATTTGGTTGTGTTTTTCTCCAAGCGAATTGGCAAAAATGATAAGGGAAATTAGATTGACAAGTTGATGTGCCACAGTATTTACATTCATCATTTTTGTTACAAGATTTTTTGTGTTCTGTGTTTTTGCAATTTTCCATTTTCCTATCCTTTCCTGATTTTCTCTTTTTTATCAACTTTATCAACATCTTTCCAATAGCAATTCCAACAAACTTTCCATCCTCTAAGTTCGTAAAGTTTATCAGATTGTTTTTTGCAAGAGTGACAATTCATTTTTCATCCTTTCTTAAAGTTATAGTCTTTGAATTTCATTATTATTCACAAAGCAATTCTGCTTCTATTGCCTCACAATAACCAGCTTTTACTTTTCGACCAGTTAATCTAACAATGCCAGCTTTGACAAGAGCTTCTGGTATGCCTTTATTTTCTGACCATCCTTTGAGGAAGACATAGCCCTCTGCTGGCTTTTCATTAAGAGCAACTGTTGCCTTGAACATTGGTTCACCTTGAAGACTAAGAGCTTGTATTGCAGTAGTGTTGTTTGCATAGAAACCAAATCTCAGAATGACATCTTCATTGCAATGTTTACTTTTGATATGTAACTTTCATTTTCCTATCCTTTTCCTTTGCATTCTTTTGACCATTCGATTTTTACACCACAAGTTGGGCAAAAGAACATCCATAATTTTATCCCAATTTCTTCACACTCCGGGCAACTATATATTTCGATGTTTTCTGCGAGATGTTTTTTGGTTACTAATACAGCTTTGGTTCTTTCTACCAATTTATATTTGTGGATGTCTTTGGAGATTCCTTTTGCCATGTTGATGAAAAGTTGGCATCGAATGTTGTCATCTTTAACTTTCTTGATGATGTTTTTGTGGATTCTTTTTTGTCTTTTTGCTTCATTGAATCTTTCTGTTCCGGTTTTACTCATTTTCCTATCCTTTCTGAGATTGATATATCGATTGGTTTGTGAGTTCCAGGCTTGATAGAGAATCCAAAATTCCTTTTGAATGTCCGGACAGGGAGAGTAATGAGAAATCCTGGAATATATCGATACCAACCGGTGTCTTCTTCCTTTTTGGGTGGTTTAGAACCTGTGCTGATGTATATTTTATCGGTGGCTTTAGAACGACAGATATAACCTTTTATGAAGTTTGCCATTTTCCTATCCTTTCTTAATCCTTTCCAAAATCATTTTTTCGATTTCACTTATCATAGTTTTCCCACGTTCAGCACACCAGGCTTTGAATTGGCATTTAATGTCCGTTCGCAGATTGAAGATGGTTGTGGTCTTGTTGCTATTTTTTCTCATTTTCATTTTAATAACCTTGTATAATCTTTTTAATAATTGAACCATCTCCATCGTTCGCTGTTTTATCTAAGATTGTGCTTTCTCCAAAGGTAATTATATCATCTCCGTCTGTTCGAAAAAATCCGGCAGACAAAATATTGGATTTGGTATAACATTGAAGGAAAGTATCGTGGGAAATCAAATTCCCGAAAAGAATAGGTGTTAGATGTTCTCTTTCTAATACTATGATATATTTACCATAATTCATTTTTACCTTCCTTTCAGTAATGCTTTCTCCAGCAAATCAAATACATTTAATTGATTTTTCTTTTTGCTACCGTCTAATATTTCAGATATTATGTTTTGCTTTGATTGCAGTATTTCACAAAGATGATGTTCAATAGTATCCTTTGCAACGAGATAATATATACGCATAGGTTTGTCTGAGTTTGGGTCAAATATTCTGTCTTCCCATTGTGTCACTCCACCAGGAGTCCAATCAAGCTCAATTCCAATTGCTGCTTTTGCTTTTGATAATTCGATGACTGTACCAGCTGCTTGTGATTGTCCGATAAATATTCTACATTTTTTGTCTATCTGAAAAGTTTTGACAGCCAAGTGGCGTTTCTTTCCTCTGACATTGCCATCAACTACAACACATATTCCTTTATACCTGTCTCGAAGTTGTTGTATAATCTTTCTATGTATGGCGAAGATTGCAAGTTTTCCATCCTTTTTATCTAACCATCTGTCTATCCATTTTAAGGTGCCTGGCATTTTTAATGATGCTGCAAGCCTTCTCAGATATCCCATTTGTACTAATCGTTCTGCTTTCTTTGCTTTGTGTGCTCGTGTTAAGGAACGTTTGCGAAGCCATACAATGAAATTGTTTTCGGCTTCATAATATTCGCTTTTATTTGATATACTAATGGGTACGATGCGTCTGTTCTTAGGTAAATCACCCATTGCATCTTTCCTCAGCATTCGAACCATACACCAAGCATTCAGATTTTCATAAAGCTCATCAAGATGGTCTGCTCCTTTATAATCCCAACCCCAAGGTTTATATTTTGGTTTACAATATCTCCAGCGGTATTTTACGATAGATGGAAACTTGTCGGGTCTTATCAAATTTAGAATATTGAACATTTCTATTGGTCTGCTTTTAAGACCTCCTGTACCACTCAATCCAATGATATAAGGTAAAGGCTTTACTAATTTTTTTGTTGCTTTGTAGCATTGGGTTTTAGATTCCTTGATATAATGAACTTCATCTAATATAGGAGCTATTACTTTTGCTCTTTGAAGAAATTCAACCCAGTATTGGAGTATTTCCCAGTTGAGTATGTAGAGTCGATTTTTGTGTATGAATTTCCTTTCGGGAGGAGTAGTTCCATTTAATATAACACTTCTTATCCCAAAATACCTTAGAGCTTTCTCTTCCCAATGTAATTTTCCTATTTCAGGACATACTACGACAGCAGGTCCTATCTTTGGATTATTTTTCAGCCATTGCAGAGCTATGAAGGTTTTTCCCATTCTCATCTCATAAGCAAGCAGGGCACGTCCCCTGAAGTGCTCTATCTTTCTTAATGCTTTATCTTGATAATCACGTTGTTCTGGTTTAGTCATCCCATTTTTGCTTTTGTAATAAGGTCTTTGGCTATTTGATTTCTGCACGGTTTAGTTAGGCTGTGAGTTTGGCAATATCCGTGGTGGTCAAGTTGACAAATCTCATCATCAACGAAACTTTCTAAGGATGCTAATAAGTCAGGTTGACTTTCGCAACGGTGAATCATCTCTTTCAGATTATCTTCTCCAATACACATAGAACCTGTCTCATCTATTAATACTGAGAAATTTAAGATTCTACCATTGAGAAAATGTTTTTGTTCAATTCTGAGTTTTGGTAATGTAATCATTTTCCTATCCTTTCTTTAATGTACAATAAATTTAGTTGTAGTTTTTTGGTATCGTAAATAACCTTCTGCTTTTTTAATTAGTTCACAAAGTTTTTTATTCTTTGGGGAATCAATTTTCAAATCCACTTCAGTTATTTTATGTTTTACCATTCTTAATACTTCGTTGTGTATTATGTCGGCGAGGGCTTTATTTTCCGTTTGTTGTAAAACATTTCCGAAAGCATTTAATTCTCTAATTGTTATTATCATTTCCCATCCTTTCTTAATATTGAATTGCTTCTTTGATTTTCTCGAATGCTTCACTTATTCTCCTGATTGTCCACCCCATTTGTTTTAATCGGTTTCGTAATCGTCTCCTCATATAACCTCGCATGTGTTTCATTTGTTTTCCATTATCCAAGACACTTTGAATGATTTCATTCGGGGTTTCAAGGAATAGTTGTATTACGGTAAGTGTGTCCTGCTCCAGTTCATCCAGTAATTCTATTATAGAGAACGAATCGAAGGTTTGGGGATTAATATTTCTATCCTTATCATCAATGGAAATATAGTTGTGATTACGTTCTTTTCTGATATAAGTTTTTAATCCTTTATTGATGTAATGCCATAGCCAGGTAGACAGTTCGGCTTTTTTATTTTCATCATATTTGTCAAATGCGTATATGAACAGTAGATTGGCTTGTCCTATTAAGTCGTCAATGTCCCCTCCATTTCTCGTGTGGAAATTCCAAGTGATTTTAAGAATAAGATTTTCCATATCTTCGTATGTTTCTTCTAATACATCCTTGCGTAATGCAGTTTCCATTTTACCATCCTTTCAATTTATAATTCTTTTGCAATTTCGCTTAGGATTTTCCTTTCTTTTTTTTGCCGTTCTTTAGCATTTTCCAACAAATCAAAATTAGTAAGTTCGTTAATATTTTTTGTTATTAGTTCATCAAGGATTTTTGGTTCTAATGCGTCAATTTCCCAACTTTTGTTTCCATATTTGTTGATATACATATCCTTTCGTGTATCAGTCATCTTTACAGGGTTAGGTGGAAGATTATATTGTTTGATTTGGTCAAAGTTCAAAGCGATACGCCTGACCTCAACGGTTCCTTTAATTCCAATAAATAGATTGAGCCTGTCTTGAATATCCCGTGTCATATCTATTCCTGATGGGTCGTGGTCTCCAAGGTGAAAAATTATTGCTTCTCGTGAACCGTAAATTTCATTGTATGTGTAGGTTGTATCTATTCTTTTCATTATTCGCTGTGCAGCTTCCCACATTGAGGATTGGCTTACATATCCCTTGCAAGCGAAACTCAGTACGTCGAGAGGTCTGCTAATTTTCCGTATTACATCTTCTAATGCTTCTTTTTCTACCCATACTTCAATGTAATATGGTTGGGTTTTTCTGGAGTCAATCTTATAAGAAGAGGCACAAGCATCAATTATTTCCTTTGGACTATCCCAGTGCTGGTTTTCTTCTGGACTTCTTGACCTATCGACAATAGCTTTCCAGTCAATCAATCCCGCTAAACGAGCATTATTGATGATTGAGCTTAGTTTGCCATAGGATTTTGGATTGTTTTTACTGCCAGTTTTAGGGTCTATCCATTCCTCTGGTAAAAGGTCTCGTGCAACAAACTGGTAATAGACCTGTCGGGTAGTCAATTCGTATCCCTGTGTTTGGTACTCCTCGATGATTTCGTTTGCCTGGTTTATCAGGATTTGCCTTTTCCATTGGAATTTCCTCGGTATATAACAGATTTTCATTTTACCATCCTTTCAAAAATGGATTAATCTTCTTCTTGTATCGCTTTTATGAATTTTGGGATTTCGGAAGATGGTAAGGAGAAGCTAAAATAGTAATTGCGTTTTCCTTTTTGTTGCTGTATCTCAAATTGTAGAGCTTTATCAGGATTCTTTTGCACTACATTGCGACAGAAAATTTCAGTTCTTTCTCCACATCTATTTTTGTAAACGTATCCGTAAGCCATTTTACCATCCTTTCAATTATTTCGATGCAGCCGTTTTTCTCTCATAGTATTTGACTTTTGCTCGATACTTCTTTACGAATGTTTTGGCTCTGGCAAGTTTCTTACTCCATTCGTCAAATTTCTTTTGAGCTTTAATCGCTCGGACTTCTACAATGTTAGGTTTAGGCTTCGCTGCTTTAGATTTTTTCAATGGTATAAATTCATCAGGCAACCAGGATACATCTATTGTTGAACTGCGTGGCATATCTTTATGGTGTAATCCTAAATTGTGTCCGACTTCGTGTATGTAAGTTTGAGCAATTCGCTGATTTGAAACTCCTACTTCTATCTTTTTGTCACCAGGGTGATAATTAGTCATTTTTATTGTTCGACGCTTTGGGAGTTTCATAACGACAGAACGAGAGTTATACCAAGCATAACCGCCTACCCAATAAGTGTGAGCATAAATTACTTTGACATTCCGGTATTTATGATTTGTGCCTTCGTGTTTTTCACATTTGATAAATAGGCTTCGCAAGTATCGGGTATCGTAATCGGTTTTGTTAATAACTTTCATTTTACCATCCTTTCAAAAATGTTATTTGACATTATTTAATACATCAAACAGTGTAGCCAGGTTGGTTGCGGTGATTTCACTTTTACCTTTTAGAAAGTAAAAGACTGTTCCGTAATTCAAATCGGCTGCACGTGCCAGTTTGGCAATACTGATTTTCTTTTGTGTCATCAGCTCTTGAAGTTTTATTCTGAAATTTACCTTTTCCATTTTTTACACCTTTCTAATTTAATAATGGACTCGGTGGGAGTCGAACCCACGACTGCCAGATTTTCAGTCTGGTGCTCTACAACCCCTGAGCTACGAGTCCCAGCTGTTGTGTCTTTTCAATATATATGTAACTTATTGATTCTTTGCAAAACTGCATTCATTGTTCTGTCTGTTTGAGAAGCGTCACATTTTGGGTATGCTTCACACCTTTTGCAGATAGTTTTGTTTCTTGTTCGGTAACCGTCGGTGCCTAAGACAAAACAAATATCACAGTCTGCAAGGTGTTTTACTGGTTTGTGTTTTATTGGTCGTGTAGTTTTTTGTACATTCATTTTTTACCATCCTTTCAAAATAGAGTTTGATATTGATTTGATTTTCATAATAAAAAGCTCTGGATAGGATTTGAACCTGTTCGATTTCACCATGCAGAGCCAATTTGAATCTTTTTTACTTGTCTTCGTGTCTGGCCGGCCATCATCAGCACCAGTTTCAAACTTTCACTTTCGCCTCCAACCCCAGTAGTCCAACTTTCGTCCCATACTGTTTGGAATGCTTAGCAGGCCTTTGTTTTGTTTGCCTCATATTATTTACTTTTCAATTATCTTATAGGTTATTATATATGGTTTATCGTATATAGTCAAGGGTAAAATTAGTAGAAAATGAAAGTTTTTTCAAAATCCCTGTTTTTAGCCTAATAATAGCGATTTTGAGGCAAAATTTATTGAAAATATTTACGTATTTACTATATAAAGTTTATATAGTTTTCTGGTTTGTGATTTTTTCTCTTTGCTTTCTGTAAAGAATAGTATATTTATAGGTAGATGAAGAAAGGAGTCTTTGTATGAGTGGCAAGACGATTTGGAAAGATGAATTTGTTTTCGTAGTGTACGACTTAGCGAGAGGGGGAATGATTGAAAGAAAGATGGCTAAAGTATTGGGTATCTCTCTTGAGACTTTTAGGAGGTGGGAGAGTAAGAAGAAACAGTTCAGGATGGCGGTGAAGAGAGGTCGAAAGTTTTTCAAAAAAGAAGATGGTTCAACATTTTCACTTCACGATTATGTCCACGGTAGGTTGCCAGAGGATTTGAAGGAGACTTGGGATAAAATAAATAGGTGTGATACACTTAAGAATGGAGTGGAGAGGTTGGAGGCCATATTATCTAAAGGGGGAAAAAGTGCTCGTCAGGGGTTGTTTTTCCATTCTTTCCTATTGGGTAATTTTTCACTTAGTTCTGCTTTAAGGAGGATAAATATAAGCCGTTCTACTTTCGAATTGTGGAAGAAAGACCCTGAGTTTCTTCGATTGTTTGAGGAGTGTAGTGAGATAAAGGGTGATTTCTTTGAGGAGCATCTCATTACATTAATAGCAGGTGGATGTGTTCCAGCGACTATTGCTGCTAATCAAACATATAATCGGAAAAGAGGATATGGTCAAACTGTTGATGTTGAAGTGTCTGGAGAAATACGGCATAATGTAATTAGTATTGATGCTATGAAGCTTACTCTTAAAGAACGGAAGTGGCTTCTAAGTAAGGTTAGGAATAGCACATTGGAATTACAAAAAGCAAATCAAATGCAGATGGTGAAGCAGATAGAAAGTAAAGCTGTATGAATAATGATTTGAATAGCCTGCATTTCGATGAGTGCAATTTAATAGCGAGTATTTGCAGGGAGTCATATTATGAGTTTGTCCATGAGTTTTGGAGTGTAGTTGTAACTGAGAAACCTATCTGGAATTGGCATATAAGGTATTTGTGTAAAGAGCTTCAATATATTGCTGAGTTGGTATTTGCTAATAGACCGAAAGAATATGATTTGATTATAAACATATCACCAGGCATGACAAAATCAACTATTTGTTCAATAATGTTTGTTCCGTGGTGCTGGACAAGAATGCCTACTTTGCAATATATTGGAGGTAGTCATCAAAAAGAATTGTCTGTGGACTTTGGGAGGAAGAGTAGAGATATTGTCTGGAGTGATAAGTATCGAGCTTGTTTTCCAGAAGTAAAACTGCGTCAAGACCAATCGGGTAAAACTTATCATCAAAATACAAAGGGTGGCTGGCGATATGCTACTTCTACGGGTGGTGGTGTTACTGGTTTTCATGGACATATAATTGGAATTGATGACCCTATTGACCCAAGGGAAGCAGTATCGGAAGTGGAATTGAAGAATGCCAATAATTGGATGAGAGATACGTTGTCGCAACGGAAGGTTGACCAAGCCAAAACTCCCACTATACTTATTATGCAGAGATTACATCAGGATGACCCAACTGCTGATATGATAAATCGAGCAAAGGAGGCACAGAGAATAGCAATTTTGGAAGGGGAGAGTGATGCACCATTGAGATTGAAACACATTTGTCTTCCAGCAGAAAAGTCAAAAGATGTTAAACCGAAATTTCTACGTAAATATTACAAAGATGGTCTGATGGATACCATTCGTTTGGGTCGTAAGGTTTTGCAAGAAAAGAGGACAGGTGGTGATTATTTTTATGCTGGGCAGTTTATGCAGAATCCTGTTCCTGCTGGGGGTGGAATGTTTAAGGTTGAGAGGATAGTTATAGATATTCCAGATATGAGTAGAATGGTTCAAATAGTGAGGTTCTGGGACAAGGCCGGTACTGCTGGTGGAGGGGCTTATACAGCTGGGGTGAAGATGGGCGTTGATACTCACAAGCGTTTTTGGTTATTGGATGTTAAAAGAGGCCAATGGTCATCTGAGGTTCGTGAAGCTAATATAAAACAGACTGCTGAAATAGATGATAAGAATGTGGAGGTAGGAATAGAGCAGGAACCGGGAAGTGGTGGAAAAGAATCAGCAGAGAATACTGTGAAAAATCTGGCGGGTTGGATAGTAAGAGTGGATAAGCCAAGTGGTTCACGTAGTAGTAAAGAACTAAGAGCAGACCCATTCTCAGTTCAAGTAAATATGGGTAATGTAAGTATGATTAGGGGAGAATGGAATACTGATTTAATAAATGAACTACGATTTTGGCCATTTAGTAAATACAAAGACCAGGGTGATGGTTGTTCAGGTGCTTTTAATATGTTGACATCGAGGAAACGTGCTGGTGTGTTTTTATAAGAAGGATGAAGTACGAGTAAAAAGAAGAGAAAAAAGAAAAGAGACCCTGATGGAAGATTTTACAAAACACCAAAATCGGTCGCTTTTGCTCAAATGAGAAAAGAGATTGGGAGACATGTAGATAGAGGATTATCAAAGGGTAAGATAATAGTATATTTAGGATGGACGAAGTATGAGATACTGGTTTAGAAGATTGTGGCACAAATTAGGTTTCCACTTGTGGAATTATGGTGGGTATAGAATCCCTTGTTCTGATGGAAGTTATTGTATTAATGGATATAGAGTATGCATACTTTGCATACCTCATGTAAGACAGAGATGGCAGCATGGTTGGGAAGGAAAAGGGAAATCAAAGTGGGTAGATATGAGTGCAGAAGAATTTAGGGATAAAGAGTGTCCAAAGCCACGGGAGAAAAGATTGGGAGATAAATAATGGCAAAAACAAACATAAAAACAAAAAAGAAAAATCCAGTAAAAACTAATAAGGAATTAACATCTAACGAAAGATTAGTTGTTTTACAGCGTATTCTACAAAATGCCACTACATCGAGAAGAATAGCTTTAGAACATCTACTCAATCCAAATAAGGATATAAACTATGAATGTGGATATCCTAAGACATTGGATATGGTTGATTATAAGGCAATGTATGATAGGGAGGGAGTAGGTACTCGGATAGTTAAACTAATGCCTGATGAAAGCTGGGCTATGCTGCCTAAGATAGAAGAGAATCAAGATGTTAAAGAAACTGAGTTTGAAAAGACATGGAAAGATTTGGAAAAGGAAATGCATCTGTTTCACTATTTACATCGTATTGATGTATTGTCAGGTATTGGTCATTTTGGTATTTTGCTTTTAGGTATAAATGATGGAAAGAAACTGTGGCAGCCAATAGAAGGTATAAATCCAATTACAGGTGAAAAAACTGGTAAGAATAAATACGAATTGTTATATCTAAGGCCGTTTGATGAATCAGTGGTTTCAATTAAAACGAAAGAGATGGATGTCTCGTCACCTCGATATGGTCTTCCAGTAACTTATTCTGTCAGTTTTGAAAGTAATTCATCTGGAACAACCGGTAAAGAATCGAGAGTGATTCACTGGACAAGAGTTTTACACGTAGTAGATAATAGAGAGGTTTCTGAAATAAGTGGTGTTCCAAGGATGAGACCTGTTTATAATCGGTTATTGGATTTGAGGAAAATAGTTGCTGGTTCTGGTGAAATGTTTTGGAAAGGGGGTTTTCCCGGTATAGCATTAGAGCTTGAAGAAGGGAAAACTCTTGAACCTGCTGATAAAACGGCTTTGAGGGCACAGATAAAAGATTACCAGGATGGTTTGCAGAGGTGGTTGTCGTTGGAGGGGATAAAGATAAAAGAATTGAAGATACAAATAGCAGACCCAGAACCTCATATCAAAGTACAGTTACAATATATATGTGCTACTTTAGGTATTCCATATCGTATCTTTTTGGGAAGTGAGGCTGCTCATTTGGCATCAACTGAAGATAAGGAAACGTGGAATACACGGATATCAGAAAGGCAGGAGAATTATGTTTCGCCAATGTTGATTAGATTATTAATTGACAGGCTGATTATTCTTGGTATAATGCCGGAAGTTGATGAGTATTTTATTGAATGGCCTGATTTGAATGCTCCAGGTGAAAAGGAGATTGCTGAGATAGCGGTTAAAAAGACAGAGGCACTTGCCAAGTATATTGTTGGTGGTGTTGATGAATTGATTCCACCTAAGGAATATTTGACAATGATTATGAAGATGGATGAAGAAGATGTTGATGTTATTATAGATGCTGCTGTTGAACGTATAAAAGAAACAGAAGGAGATGAAGATGTTATTGAAGAAGTTGAAGAGATACCTGAGGAATAAAGATATTAAGGAAATAATTCATGAGAGATTTTGAAAAGGATTTCGATTTCGATTTTGAGGAAGGTGTAAAATGTCGAAGGACAAGAGATTTGAGGAATGGTGATGATTGTCATACATTGTCAGGAATGCAGGAATCAAGAATTGCTGGTGTAGAACAAGTATTTACACCAGAACGTGAGGCAAGAATAAAGGCACATTGTAAAAGGATACAAAAGGAATTGAATAATGAAGCGAAGACAATTTATTGAAAAGATATTTGGGGCTGTGATTGGATTGGTTTCAATACCAATTGCATTGAAGAATGAAATGAAGATTGGCAAGTGGCATCACTTTGTTTATCAAAGGGTTGGTGATGTTGAGGAAATATATTTGGATGGTAAGAAGGTAACTTCTATAGTAGTCAATGAGAATTATGAAATTCTGAAATATCGTAGGGAGCAAGTTGGTGTTATAGTTGATGAAGAGTTTTGGTTTAGGAAAACAGATAATGCGAAATCCCTTAAAACGTGACCCATCCAGAACAACTTTCCTTCGCAAGCGGTATATGGCTGATATGAAGAGAAGGTTTGCTAAAATTAGCAGAGCCATACAGGAATTGATTGTGGGGGATGATGCACTTGGGTTGATAACTTCTGAACCATTGACATTCCAGCAGCAGGTTCCAAGACAGGCTTGGCGTTTCAATTCGAATGCTAATAAAGTCAAGGCCTATCGTAAATGGCTTCAGCAGCAGATTGATGCTAAGATATTGACTGTGGATGCTATTAGTGGAAAACCTTGGACAGCTATTTATGCCGATAATGCTTATAGAAAAGGAATGATGAGGGCTTATACACAAGTTCATAAAGAGGCATTGGCTGAGGATATTGCTTTTTATGAAGGGGGGAAGGCACAGTTTTTGCGTGAAGCTTTTGCTTCTCCTGTTGTACTTTCAAAGATTGAATTGATATATACAAGGGCATTCGATGAATTGAAAGGTGTTACTGCTGTGATGGGTCAGCAGATGAGCAGGACATTAGCGAATGGTTTAATAAAAGGAGATGGGCCAAGAGCCATAGCAAGAGAATTAAGAAAGAATGTTGCTAACATAACAAAGAAGCGAGCATTGGTTATAGCAAGGACGGAAGTTATATATGCTCACGCAGAAGGACAGTTGGATGCATTTGAGAGGTTGGGTGTTGAAGAAGTTGGGATAATGGCTGAATGGTTGACTGCGGGTGATGATAGAGTTTGTGAACAATGTGGTGGTTTGTCAGGTCAGGTATTTACAGTTGCTGAAGCAAGGGGAATGCTGCCAATCCATCCAAATTGCAGATGTTGTTGGGTATCATTCGTAAAGAAAGTTCATAGGAGAAGAGAGAGAAAATGGGTGATATAGGGAGATTTTTATTTTTATTCTTTAGTTACAGCGATTATTTGCTATAATATAGTATATTCTAATTGAAAGCTGTAATAATTGTGTTTTCAAAGGATGCCTGTCAAATATAGGACGGGATGTAAGATGCAGGGAGGCACCTGTTTTTGAAAGATGAATAATATGGATAGCTTGCAAAATCAATAACGGGCATAAATATATATGGGGCACTTAAATAAATGAATCCCTTTTTGTTTTGGAAAGGTTAATAATAGCCAGTGAGAGTTTCAACTTGTTGACTGAAGCGTTAGATTTCAAAATCTACTCACTGGCAACCTTTTCTTGAAAAGTGAATATGCTGGTGATGGCTGTTGTAGGTTGTCTATACCCTCCCCTGCGTATATATGTTATGTGTGTGGAACGACACAGAAACACAGCGTGGAAATAGGTAATGATAAGCCGAAGGCCAAGGCAGGGATTGGTCGTCACCAGCACCTATTTTTGAAAGAGTAAAATAAAATGAAGTTTGTCGCTGGTGTCGTTTGTGGAATGGTCATAAGTGTTGTTTTGTTTCTTGTTTTTAATGGACAGGATTAAGTAGGTATGAAAAAACTAAAACGTAGAGATTTCCTAAAGATGGTCGGTATTGCAGTGACAATGCCAACTGCTTTGTTGAAAGCGAAGTCGTTTGATATTGGTATTGTTGCTAATGATAGTAAGGTTTCTGATATTCTTTTTGATGCAGTGAAAAGAGGTAAAACAACTTTCGGAGATATATCACTAAGGTTTAATAATAATGCGGGATTTTGCAGATTATGTGAGAGTCGATGTTTAGTGGTAAAAGCTTCGGATATTCGCAGTGATTGTATTCTGTATTGTTCTAAGGAGAGCAATTGAAATCTTAATTGGAAAGAAAAACAGAGATGGTAGAAAGTTATGAAGATTCAGTAAAAGAAGATTCAGTAAAAAAGGAAATTGAATTTCCATTTGAACTGAACGAGAAAGTGAAAGCAGCTTTTAGGAATGAATCTGCGATGAGAATGGCTATTGAACTTGTGACCAAAGCATTAGTTGAATCAGCAGCATTTCAGATTAGTAATCCTTGGTTGGTTTTAGTAAAAGAGCATCCTGAACTTCAAAAATTTCATAATAACCTTGTTTATAATTCGATGACAGAGACAGTAGATATAAAGAAAGAAAGTTAAACCACGTGGTCTGACAATTGACCGAATTGATAATAATGGTCATTATGAGCGGGGCGATATTAGGTTTGTAATACAAGTGGTTAATAAAAACCAAAGAATAAAAATGAAACCTTGAGAGCGGGAGAAGGAAAGGAAGAGTAATATGGCAACTTTGTTAGAATTGAAAATGAGGAAGATGGAATTGAGGGACAGAATGGATAGGGAGCGTCGGGAGTTTGGAGGTGTCAGTC